CATCCATACACTTTTGCAGAGTACGATACGGCTTTGCCAGACTGCCGTCTCCTGTGCCATCGCTGCCAGTTGGTGCTAAGTAGATCACCGAATCGGCGGCAAGCACCTTTAACTGCTCTAGTGATGGGTTACTTGGATACGGAAGTGCTGATTGTGCCATTTAGTGTTCCTGTGTGTGAGTCTACTGCTATTTATGCTTTCACTTTACATATCACAGTTACGATTGCTGTCCATAATATTGATCTGGAGCAAACTTGAGAATCATGTAATGCTTGTACATAGTATGGGTATTAGAAAATTGTAGAGATGACGGTAAAGTATAGGTTCTTGTTACGCCTGATAAATTAGTATAAAATAAAACTCCTGTACATCCGAACCATCTTCTAGCATGAACAAAATTAGGTAAAATGTGATTCACGCCTCCTGCTGTTTCAGATAGTAGTAAATTCACAGTCACATTAAAAGGGTCATCAGCATCAGGATCATTATTAGTAGCCCATCCAACAAGACATATATCTCCGTGGTTTAGAGTTACAGAATCACCCGATGATACAAATCCAGCATAAGGAACTGTTGCCGTCCATTTGCCAGGAAGAAGAAAAGCACCTCCTATTTGCTGATTCTGTCCACCAAGTGAAGGAAATGTACAACTAGCCTGTGTAATGGCTGTTAACCGACCAGAAGTACCAACAGCGGGAGTAAGACCAGTATTATACACGGAAAACTGACACACCGCATAATTATTTGGAGTTGGTGCAGTTGCAGTAACCCTAGTATCATATGTTGGAGTAATGGTTATACCATCTCCATTTATTTGGTGTGCTGTAATTGCGGAATTGGTTCCCCCACATCTCCACCAAAAAACCATACCACAGTATTTTCTACACAATTTTTTAGGTTAGCGGCTACAGTGCTTGTAATAGCACTAGGTGTAAAGGCATATGTTTCCGCTCCTAGATTGGCACCAGCAGTCTGAGCGGAATGTTTCATTACAGGAGTGCCGATTGCTCCAGAATCATTCAGACCCCTTTTATACACACCACCAGGAGATGCAAAAAATGTTGCAATTTCCGTTTTAGTAGCGTGACGAGTCTTTCCCCGTAAATCATTCAAACTTATAGCACCACTCGTAGGAACACCAAGATCGGCTTTATAATACTCATTAATTGCAATGGGATTGCTGCCACCAAATTCAGTTTGTACCTGAGTTAAAGAAATTGTACCTGATGAGGGTGTTGCCATTACTCGCTTGCTCCTGATGAAAGGGTTTCTACTTTTGCAGAGAGACTATCAACCTTTGCATTGAGTTCCTTGATGGCTTGCACAAGCAGACCCACCAAGTTGCCGTATGCAAGAGAATAGTATCCGTCCGCATTTGTACTGACGGCTTCAGGCAGAACAGCAAGAACATCCTGTGCAATAAGTCCAGTTCTGCGCTGCTGTGTTGCTTTGTCCGTGAACAGCACACCATTCAGAGTGAGTGTTTTGCTCAAACCGTTTTCAATGGTGGAAATGTTTTCCTTGCTGCGTATATCTGAGAAAGCAGTAATATTTGCAGTACTGGTAATCTCTCCCTGAGCATATAAAGCGTAAGTGTTATTGTACCCCAATATTCCGTAAACCGACTGGTTATTTGAGTATCCCAATACAGCACCAGCGGCTCCTGGGTTTGCTTGGGCAGAAATCCTATGACCACTGTTGAGATCAGTGGTTCCATCGTAAACAGAAAGTCTCTCTAGTTTACTCAGACCTGACACATTAAGAGTGCTTGCATTCAGCGCACCCACAGGAGAAATCGAAACACGGGGAGTTGTTGGTAAGATAAGCGTTCCCACTGGTGCTGTATGGAATCCCATACTGCCGTCGGCGGTGAATCGAATAAACGCTTGTCCTTGTCCAGTGAATTGTCTGTTGTCCGTGGCAAGTGGACTACAAGTCATATTAGAACCAATACCGCTACCACTATAAGTTAGACTTGGTTCACTAGCCCATATCAGCAGTGACGAACCATCAGTATCAGCATTTCCACCAAAAGTTTCACTATTTCCTGTGGAAACTAGTTGTATTTTAGTATTAGTATGACTTCCTAGCGCACGCATCATGTAACTAGAGGAATGTCCCGCACTACTAGCAGTATAGTTTCTAGGATCACCAACACTCAAACTACCACCAGAAGTAATTCCTCCTCCCGCAGAAATTCCTCCACCCACACGCAGCGCAGCCGATGCAGTTATGCTTCCAACCACATCAAGAGCCTGTGTTGGTCCAGATATTCCGATGCCTACTCTGTTATTTGCTGAGTCTACAGTAAGTACCGTGGTATCTCCATTATTACTAAAGATAAATCCCTTTTGTGTTGCACTAATAGGTCTAATTCGGAGGAAATCTGGATGATCCGAATCTTCATATAGTCGCAATCCAACCTGACTGCTTGTACCAGCACTCAATCGAAGTGCTTCCGATTGTGCTATCGTGGATCCTACTATTTCCAATTTAGCATTTGTTAGTGTTGTTGTTCCAATACCAACACTACCACCAATACCAACATTGCCACCCGACTCGATTCGCATTCTTTCCGTGAGAGTACCACTGAGAGAAGTAGAAATTGTTAAATGTCCAGAGCGAGACGCACTACCATCAGTTAATAATGTTTTTATTTCTGCAACTGGACGGCGATCACTACTTTGGTTGTGTCCAAATCGTAATACAGCACCAGTATTCTCTGTGGCAGTTGTGTTTTCAAGATTAAGAACAGGACTACCTTGAGATATATTTAACAAAGAATTGGGATTAGTTGTACCAATACCAACATTGGCAGCAAAACTTGCTGTAGCACCCACATTCAGCGCACCACCAATTCCTGCACCACCAGCAACTCTGAGTGCACCCGAACCCGTAGAAGTGGATGTGCTTGTGTCGGTTATGTTAACAAAAGTGCTTGCAGTAAATCCACCCCCGATCAATTTCATACCACCACTACCGACATCTAGTCTAGCAGCAGTAATTCCTCCACCCACATGGAGCGCACCAGCAATTCCTGCACCACCTGCCACCACTAGTGTACCTGAAGTAATATTGGTAGATGCGATTATAGCAGAGGCGTTCACTACACCATTAGATGCAACTGAAACATGAGGATTCAGTGAGGCAGTTGCACCTACTGCTGATGTATGTAATCCAATACTGCCTTCAGGGGAGTTGAATCGAACAAATGCTTGTGCTTGTCCAGTGAATTGTCGGGTTTCCGCTTCACTTCCTGGACTTGCATTCAAATTAGCACCAATACCGCTACCATACAAAGTTGCGTTTGGTTCACTAGCCCACATCAGCAGTGCCGCACCTGCGGTATTACCGTTTTGACCAAAATTTGTACCTTGTCCAGAGGCAACTAGTTGTATTTTAGTATTATTATGCACTCCTATTACACGAATCATATTACCGTAAGAACTAGTAGAAGTATAATTTCTAGGAGAACCAAGATTCAAATTACCAGCAGAAGTAATTCCTCCTCCCGCAGAGATTCCTAAACCCACATTAAGCGTACCCGCAATTCCCGCACCACCCGCCACCACCAGTGAACCCGAACCCGTAGAAGTGGATGTGGTATTAAAAGAGGCGTTCAGACTCTTAGCCTGAAATGTTCCTGTGCTTAGAATATTACCAGAGTTTATAGTACCAGTAGTGTTAATTGCTCCTGATCCCAAATCTAGGCTACCCGCAGCAGTAATGCCTCCACCCACATAGAGATTTTTACCAATTCCCGCACCACCAACTACCACTAGATCACCACTACTTACAGAACTGGATTGGTTGCCACCACTGGCACCCAAAGTAGTAGCCGAAAATGATCCAGTGAGAATACTTCCACTTTTCATTACTCCAGTTCCCAAATCAAGTCTAGCCGCAGTGATTCCTCCACCAACAGTAAGCGCACCACCCATAGAGATGCCACCCGCAGTAGTAATACCACCCACATAGAGGGCACCCTGAATTCCCACACCACCCAATACTCGGAGCGCACCTGTAATTGTAGAACTAGATGCGGCTGCACTATCCACACGCGTTTCACCAGTGACATTCAGTGTACCAGCAATACTCTGACCATCAGTACCAACATGAAGACCCTTAGCCCCTATTCCACCCACCACAGTAAAGGCGGCAACAGTGGGAGAAGTGGCAGTAGTGTCATTCGTTACTCGTGTTAACCCGCTAAAGGTAATACCACCAGCAGCACTAATCCCACCACCAACGGTAAGGTTTTTAGCAATTCCCGCACCGCCACCAAGAGTGAGTCCGCCTGTGGTTGTGGTTGTGGAGTCTGTAGTGGCAGGAATGTTCATCCCACCAGAACTGTTCATGGTGATTGAGGTTCCTTGCAAGGAACCAGAACGAAATATATAATCTTTTGCTCGGAAATCAAGAGTAGTAGTAAATAAATTGGTAGTTCGATTTAATGCTTGAATAAAACTCACATCTGTCTGATGTCCAGGTTGAAATTCAAGTGTGTCGTTACCTTGAGACACAACAAATGTATGCTGTGGGGTGGTTGTTCCAATACCTAATTTTCCATCATTAGTCAACCGCATCTGCTCTACACCACTAGTTCCATCGTTGGTCTTGAACACCAATGGTTCGCCGCTGCCACCTGGACGCAGTGTGCCGTCCCGCAGATCACCCACAAGCAGACTGGTGTACGGAATGTCGATGCCGTCAATAATGGCAGCGCGTGTGTACGGCGAGGCTTTAATGATGTACCGCACCACGGTGTAGGGGGGCAGATTGGGAAGCAATCCACCAGTAGTAGTTGCCGAAGTTACAAATGCAGCACTTCCCGCACCAACACCTGTATTCGCAACAGTGGATTCTTGTCCACCCGCAGATCCAAGTGAATAGATGCCAGAGATGGCAGAATTTGTTGTATTTACTGTAGAGTCGTCATCAGTATCAGTGATTGCTCCTGTGTTTACACCAAGCGCAACTCGCCCACGCAGGTCTGGAGTATTAAAGTGGGTAATAGAAACCGCAGAGATGATCGTGAACGGATCTTCATCGTCCTGAGCAAGACCAGTAGTAAACACAGTATTGTTTACAACAAAGTTTTTATTACCAGGACTATAAACAGGCACAGTCTGAACAGTAATAGTTGTTCCAGCAATCGCAATTATTTTTGCACGAACAGTAGTTGCATCGGTGCTCCCCTGTCTGATAAATCTACCGATACTTGATGGGGGAACTGGAGTTTGGGTGGTCAACACAGCAACATGACCGTATGCAGGAACACGATCACCACTGCTGTACTGCAACTTTGAGTACAGATACGGATACGCTCCCACCGCATACGAATTGCCGTTGCACTCCAACCACGAATCGGGAATTACCGAACCCGCAAACGGAACCACTGTGCCCACAGGCTGAATCTCGTCAATCGCAACAGTGGACGAACCGCCGATCTGTGTACCAAGATAATTGGTAACAATATAACCTGATCCGTTTGTGATCTTTGTGAGTACAGGCTTTATAACACTTCCAATTGCACTTGGAGGAGAAGAAGTTAATCCACCCGCAGTAGTCGAATCCAAGAACAGCACAGGAGCAGATACGCCAGATAGTACAGACAGGTTAATATAACCAGAATAAGTTAAATCAAAAGTGTTAAAAGACGCAGCACTAACAACACCAGCAACTTCCGAATTTTCTGCACTATCGGCTTGTGCCTTTACCCATGTGCCACTAGGAATATCATACCGAATAGCGTCTCCTTCTGAAAAAGAATTTGCTAGTGAAAAACTTTCCACAATGCTTCGTGGGGTGCTGGTTCCGCCTTTTAGAAGTAGTGATGATCCCATTTGGTATTGCCTTTAAGAAATTCTCTGACAGAGATGATATGCTGTTGCGCCTGTGGAGTTACGATCAATTGCCCGACCACGAGTTTTCCATGTTCCATTCATTGTGACACCTGTGGTGCTGGCACCAAGATAGATGCCGTACTCTCCGCTCAAGCCACCGCTGTTGTGGTAGTAGAGGGTGACTCCCACATTTGGGGATAGCGTTGAGCCTGTTGTACCCATCACAATGCTGCCTGTAGGCAGATCAATATAATCAGCAGAAGCACCCGTGTACCCTGTGAACGAGGACTGCCCTGAGTTGTTTACATCACCACGATATGAAATAATATGACCACTGGTTGCCGTGGTGCTGAAAAGAAGTGGTTTCCTAACTTGTCCCACAAGAGTAGGAGGAGTATTAGTAATAGATGGAGTGGAACTTTCAAAGGCTTGAGTATTACCAGCAGATCCAGCACTCAAGAAGTATTGAGTACCCGCAACCATATTCCCTGGAGTACCAGAATTGCTTGCAGTTATTCCTAGAGAAGTTGCATCAAAAAATCCAGTTGTGGTAATGCTAAACTTAGAGTTAACAGCAGAAGTATCAATGGGGGTTACATCAGTAACAATACCAACCACTTCCGCTTGTGCTTCCGTGTCAGCCTGTGCCTTTACATAGATTCCGTCAGCATAAGTGGCAGATGTGTATCCAGGAGGAGGAATGCCTCCTGCATACGCATAAGAAAGTCCAGCAGAGCCAGCAATCCATCGAACTGCATCTCCAACTTGGAATTTGTTGATCTGCACTATAGATCTTCCAACTGTAGAAGCAGCAGTAATTATTGCGTCTTCCGCAAGAAGTCCACCAGTAAATGGAATCACTATTGCAGCACTAGCACCAGTAGCAATCAGAACAGCCTTGTGTACTGTTCCTACAGCCCTGGATGGTGTGGTGCTTAGTTTTCCCGCGCTTGTAGACAGGTAGTATACTGCACCAGTTATCAGATTAGATCCTGATGGCAAGGCATTGGTAAAGTTTCCAAATATCTCACCAATAAAAGTAACTTCAAATGTGTTTGCGTCCACACGATTAGACACAACACCAACAACTTCAGCCTTGTCCACATCAGTACAATCTGCTGCAAGATAACTTCCGTTGTTGTACACATACACAGGAGTGCCAAAAGACAGTCCGTGAGCCGTTTGAGTAACCCGCTTACGGTTTACACCATTTCGAATATTTACAAACGGTTGTGCGCCGTATGTTGTGCCGTTGAGAACTTCCATGAAAACCGTTGCACCTGTTGATGAGTAACGGCTGAATTCAATTGCTCGGTTGGTGGTTGCTCCTGCTGCTCCACCCGTGTTTGTCAGACTAATATTAAGTCCGTGATCCGTGGTTGATCCACCGTCAAGACGAATGGCAAGACCGTGAACAGGCAGGGTTCCACCGCCAGCAGGGTACAACCCGCTTGTGGCTCCGCTAAAGCCAATGTGTGTGTTTGCACGCCACACACCCGTGACACCGTGAACTGCAAAATTTTGCCAGAGCCACTCTGCTGTTCCACCACTTCCAAGATTCAAGATCAAGCCACCACCACCAGCGGCAGATGCTCCTGCGGCAGATGCACCAGCAAGATCGCCAAGCACAATGTTGTAGTCATCAATGGTAACCGTCTGTGCGTTCATGGTCACAGTGGAACCGTTAAAAGTAACTACACCACCAAAGTTAATGTCGCCAGTAAAAGTGTGACCCGTGGTAATGGTTTCAAGCAAGGCAACAGAAAGAGTTCCACCCGTGGTTGTTGTAATGGAAATACTTCCAGTACTGATACCCTCATACACCTTCAGTTTGTTTAGTTTGTAGACGGCAGTATTGGTGATGTCACGCCATGTGTTAAAAGTATCCCCAAGTGCGACTTGTGGGATCGGATAGGTGTTTTCATCTGGTCCTGTATATGATGCCATGTCTTATTCGCTCTGCTGTGTGAGGTTTGATACAGATATGAGTTGCTGTACTTGCTGCTTCAGAGTATTTATCTCTGCTTTCAGTGCTTCTACATCTTCTGCTAGAGTCTTTTTTTGCATGAAAGCATCAATTGTCTGTGCATCTGCCAGTAGTACTGCACCCGTGGCACTATCGCGGATGTACCTTACTCCACTCATTTATTGAATGAAACTCACTGTACGGATGTTTCGTGCAGCAGGTGTTTTGAAATATGTAGAGTTTTGTGCCGCAGAAGTCATTACAACCTGTATCTGATACGAGGTGAATGCTCCTGAAGGTATAGCAACACGGAAGGCGGCTTCTCGGAAATCAATTTCCGAATTACTAGTAAAGGAAGCACTGGTTTGTGGCATGGTGAGGAATGCCTTAGAAAATATATCGGTTTCTCCACTTAGACAGTATCGGTACTTCACCTCAATAGCAGATCCTGTTGGAATATTTGCGTCTACAAACACAGCAATTCCGTTTGATGCCGTGGATTGCGGCAACTCCACTACTCGCGAAACATATTTTGATGTTGGAGTGCTACTAGTGGCGTACATGGTAACACTAGCAGCGAACAGCGCAGAAATATCAATCACAGGAGACACTGATGTGTTTGCTCCTCTGTTTAGAGAGTATTGCAGATCTGGATTACTTGAAATAATAGTCTTCAAATATACAGATTCGTTGTTCAAGAAGTTTTCATCACGAACAGTACGGACAAGGGTGCAACTGCTTGGAACAATTTCTGGAGCGTAGAACTTTAGAATTTGAGTATTAACACAATTACTAATTGCGCTGTATCTAATAGTACCACTCTGAGTAAACGAACACCGATTCAGGGTGAACATAAGATCGGTAGTGTTGTTTTGTACTGTTGAACCAATTCCTTGTGGTGTAAACAAGGTTCCCACCAACTGATTGTTTCCTGCGCGACCCGCAACAGCCGAAGTATTGTTGATGGCATTAATTGCACTCTCAGCAGCAAACAACTCGTATTTATCGCTGTTTGCCAAAATGCAGATAGCGTATTCACCTGGTTCAAGATACACAGGACTACTAAAGGTGAAAGTTGTTGCTGTTGGTGATGCAGAATTAGCCATTACCTCTGCTGCGGCTTTCACCACTGTGCTGAAAGGCATTACCACAGAAGGTGATGGATATCCAGAAACCGTTGGACGAATCTGAACCGTTACTGGTAATGTGGAATCCTTTGCAGCAAAATAAAGGTCTGCACTACTCAGGAATATGCCATCAGGGTTTGCTTTCTTGTCAACCAAGAATGTTTGTGATACAGGATCGCTCCAATGGTTGTTCTCAACAGAATCAATGTCTCGATTAAATGGATCCTTTGCAATACTTTCACTTGCAGCAGTTTGACGGCGCAGTTCAGGTGGACGAGTAGAGTACGAACCAGAATCGCGTTGCTCCAACAGACCCGTGCAGTAGTATACTGCTTCCGCTGCAATAGTAGAATTAGCCGTAACAGCAGAATCAGCAATACGAACAGTTCGTTGTCCTACCAAGAATGTACCAGCAGAAATTCCAAAAGATACGGTGCATGAGCCGTAAGTATCAGTGCTAATACCACTCTTGACTACTTCTCCGTCAAAATACAGAGAAAGATTTGTGGAATTGGGTTTCAAGCCGTCAACCGTTGCAGTCACTGTATTCAGCGGAATATAAGGAACCACGGAGCGATCAATTACCCGCGAACCAATTCGGTGCTTGATACGATTCTTTAGTTGACGAGCAGTAATAAAATTGCTGTTCTTCTGCTCAATGCTCTGCACCTTACGAGAAACACCTACTCGAATGCTGCCAGAGTTTACCGATGGAATTGCAGATGTGGATGCCACATGGGGAAGTTCAACAATACGCTTCTGTATATCGTCTTGTTCTTCTTCAACCTGATCTATGCCTGTCCATATGCTTTCCCATTCATTCCACTGAGTACCAAAGCCACGCTTATTGTTTGCATTGGATGAAATCCAATTGTCATTTTCTGAGAGTGCATTAGTCTTGACAACAGGACGATATCCTGTATCGTAGAATGGTTCAACAGAAGTAGACAATTTCATAAACCCAAGCCAATTAACCGTGTTGGACGGATTAATCTTGATTCGTTTTGTGTACTGCTTGTTTTCAATATAAGAAGAAGTGATGTACGAAAGAGTTACCAATCCATCTGGAGAAACCACGGTATTGTTTATGTTTGGAGAATTAATTGAAATTTCTTTGGTTGTGAAGAACGGACGCAATTCCCCACGCTCAAAATCAATAGAACAAGAATTAGAGTAATCGCACACATCCGAAACGGAGTGTCCATAGAACTCATCTGAGAAGATAGAAGTCTTTAGAGGTTCGGCAGCAGCACAAGTTCCACGAAGGGATCGTGCTTCTATTTCAGATTCAGATAGTGAAAGTTTAGCAAACACTTCAACTTCATCTACTCGCTTCTGAATCTTACCAATGTCTGCCATAGTGAATCGCTTGGTGTCTACGGGAGTAACCACCACATCACTTTCGTTGTGTGTGTACGCAGGAACAGTTACGGTAGCAAGCACAAGAGCATCAGCAGGATCAGGTGGAGCCGAAGGCGACAGGTCAGGAGTACCTCCTACAAAGAAGAAGAGTGCAGACCCGTCTTCAGGATCAGCCTTAACGCACAATTTATCAATGCGTGGCAGATAGTGATTGTATGAAGCAGTAGTAAACGATGGAACCACAACATCAGTGGCACCATACGGCTTCAGCATTGGAGAGGGTGATGTTAATCCCGAATGACGGAAGTCCAAGCAGTTTGCCAAAGACACAGTTTTACCTGTGCGCGGATTGGTAAACAGGGGAATCTGAGCATACGGGAACGCAGAACCATCCGAAGAAAAGTATGAATGTTTGCCAATGAATGGTGCAGCAGCCAATCCACCGTGAACAAAATATGAATAAGAAACCGCAAGATTAACTGAGGTTGTTGCATATGTTACACCACCAGCAACACTATCTTTAATATACAGTCGAGAATTTTCATAGTGAGTTTCTCGCTGACCATCATCCAATTCAAACTGATCGGTGTAATCTGTTCCTGCTGATGTTACCGAAGCAATAGCGTATACATCGCGATTAGGAATAGTAAAGTATTTACGACCACCTTCTGATGTGTTCACATTGGAAGTAAAATTAGCCGTGGTTGTTGCCGAAGTCTTGGTTCGATATGTTGTAGGAGTACCAATAGTGGGAGTATACACCACAGGAACCATTGCTCGCACAGTTTGAGCAGTGAATCCTGCTGGTACATTCGAAGCCACCACAGTCATAGTGCCCGAAGCCACAGTAACAGTAGTACTAGTACTAGGAGTGAATGCAGTGGATGTAGTGTTTACAAAAGATATTTGATTGGCTGCTAGTGGTGTAGTAGGAAAATTAAACACACCATCACTACCAACAGCAATAGTTTCACTAAATTGTCCCTTGGTAATCGCATAAGTTGTCTGATTGGTGGTATTATTATACGAGGGAGAAAAAAGACTACCCATCAGCCTACAAGGAACAGACAGAAAAGACACTTGGTCAACCGCATATCCTGGCTGCAATTCGTAAACCAGAGATGAATTGTCTGTGTTTGATGCAGAGAATCCCGAAGTGGTTTGTGGAGTAAAGGATCCAATGGTAAATCCTGTGGTATTACTGTAAATAAATCCTGTCTTACCACTTGCAATTTCACCACTCAACCCGTAGACATACAACCGATAGTGGTTTCCTGTGGATCCGACAGCACCACCGCTAAGTTGAGGAGTAGGAATTGCACCATGAACATGACCAGTAGCAACGGTAGCCGTATTGGCTGCATTTCGGAATTGCACCTGTGCAGAGCCAGCACTAATAGTGGTTAGATTGGTAGCAAATGTTTCACCAAATCCAGATGCCGTATTGCCCATGCATACGCCAATAAAGTTTCCCGTGCTAAACACAAAAATACCCGATTCAGGTTGAACCGTTCGTGATTTACTAAAGGGAACCGTAATCGGATGCTGATTTTCAACATCATATCCAAGCACATACGCCTTGCCTTCACCAACAGACATATTTAATTGTGTGGTAGAATAGTCTTTAATCGTAAGATCAAACGGACGAACCGTATAGGATCCCGACTCATCATAGGTACGAAGAGCAAGTGCCTTCTGAATTTCTCCGTAGGTGATTCGCTCAATCTTCTTGGTAACTTTTCCGCCTTCAAACCGAAGCAGTTCAACAAAGTCATCAGGAGTTTCGCTCAACTCAGCCTGAGCAAGCGAAAGAATAACCTTATAGCGATCTGCTCCAGGAGCATTGTAATTGTAGGATCCAATTGCAGGATCCCGCAGGGTGGGGTTTTCCTGTTCCGTAACATTGTCTCGACTAATGGCAAATCCAATCTTCTTGGATAGTACGGAGAATGCGGTAAAATTCAGATCACGATATCCTGTTCTTGCGATATATGGAGTGAATTGCTGTGTATCGGTTCGAACAAAAAACCCGTCCACATAGAAAATACCATCAGAAACCGTAATCAGTTTGCAGTTACCTTTACCAAACGAATCAGAAACAACACTCAAACCAGAAACGGTGAATAAATCCTTGGTCAAGTTAAAGGTACTAGTAAACGAAGTTCCCGAAACAAAATCCACAACAAGAATTAAATACCCATCTGTATTCACATCAGGAGCAATATAGTGAACCACCGTTGCTTGTGTTGTGTCTGTGGTATTGGTGGGTGTAAGAATTCCGCCAACAAGGGTGGAGTAGTCGGTGACTCCCGCAAGAGGAGTACCAACACCAGTAGCAACCATCAAAAATGAAGAATTGCGAACACTAATACCACCACCAATAATGCGAGATCCGTCCTTGAACAAATGATCGCCGATTCGGGACAGTTGATCCTGTAGGATGGACTGCAATTGCGTGGCTTCACGGGCTTGCAGAGCGTATCCTGGCTTGAACAGAACACGCAAAAACCCGTTGTCCGCAGAAAAATCATCGTAGTACGGACTGATATTGAAGATGCTAGGATCGTATGCCATATGTTCCTCTTAGAAGCCCAATCGAACTCTAAATTCTTCCTGTTGACCAACAGTTCTTTGTATAGGTCTTACATTGTCTATGTATAAGATTTCGCCCGAAGTTCTGTCGATCTCTGGTAGGTCTACATTGGTCACAACGAACGCACCAAGCGTGGAACCCGACAACCCATCCACAGCAACACTCTTGAAAGAACCCACAACATTGGTCAGATGGAGTTTTCCATAGGAATTATTGATAAATTCCCAATGGTACACCTGACCACTGGCGTAGTTTCCGTAGGTTCCCGTGACTCCTTGAGTCACCAAGTCTCCATTAGAAAACGAGTTCTGAGTGAGTGAAGCGGAAGTGGTGTCTACAATACCCACCGCAGAATTCAAACTAGTACCTAGTTCTACAACATGAACACCCCTATATGCAGGAGTACTGTCTAGATCAAAATACGCTTGTCCTGCTTCCACAATCTTATACAGTTTTTGATTGCCACCACTACTCAAGAATGTGGCAGTATCAGAGGAGGCAACTGTATCAGTAACCCATACAGACTCTCCGTATGATGGAGCCACAGAAGAAATAGTACCAGTAACACCAGAAAGCAAACCCACAATAGGAAGACCCGCCTGATTAATAAAGTTTCCACTACTAGTAAGACGAACACCTAATTGAGTTCCGCTTGTATAGAGAACCCGTCCTTGAGTGGTTATATCAAATCCATACGAAATTCCTGCTTGCAGAACTGTGGGCAGAACTGTTGCGGCAGGAATAATCTGCTCTACGGTTTCTCCAACTTGGAAATCCACAGACGGATCCGCAGTAAGCGTGAGTACATAATCATTTATGCGGTCTTGCTTGGTAATAAATCTTCCGCTGGCGTTCAGGGTTTTAAGAGTAATTTGTGGAGTATTTGTTGATTTCACGCCAATAACTTTAGCAGAGGAATATGTTTCGGTTCCAATTATAATATTTGCTTCTCCTGAACTAAAATCAGAAGAAAGCGCAGTACCGCTAGTACTAATAAGAGAGATGTCTCGATAGTACAAGTCTTCCCTTCCTGCCGCAATTCCGCTTCCGTCTCCAAGCAAAGGATTCTTGATTATTCCAAACTGTCTATACGATCCACCGCCTATAATTTTGGCAGAATCTTCTTCTGTGATATTTACAATGATAAGAATATCTTTAATATTCAGTTCTTTCAAGATATTACTGCCGTGTCCTCCCTTGGGAGACAGAACCGCAGTCAGGGTTGGGTGATTCGTGACTGCTGATTTAGGACTTGCCACTTCAACAAGTGCAGCAGAGTAATTGCGTCCACCGTTCACAACAGTAACAGCAGAAATTCCTCTACTGGCGTTCATTGTCGGAAAAGCATACGCTCCACTGCCGTTTCCTACAATTTTAATGTACGGTACAATCTCAACAGAGGCAATCTTTCCGTTTCCAGATGGAGTAATAGTGAAATCCACAACATCGTTTTGAAGGGTAAATGTAAAACTATTGGCGGTAGACGCTGCACCTGTAATAATTGCGTAGTTGTTTACTTCAGTTGCATTCGCAGTACTGTAGTCCACACGCAACACATACCCGATATATTTTGAAATATCAACACCAGAAAAATTCAATAGTCCTCTAGCACCATCATCTGTAGTAGTTACTGTATTCGTTACAGGGTCAAATCCTGTAACAGTGATTGTATATGGATTGTTTCCACCAACTAGACTATTAGTGATAGTGTTCGGGTAAAAACCAGCAGAAGCACCCGATGAGTTTACCAAACCAATTCGGGTGATTGAAGCATTCACTGCACTAATCTGCGTGTTGTATTGGCTGCTAGTTTCCGTATCTGTGCTGGTTGTAGCAAAATCTACAGGAATATAATCCGTTAACTGATACGGAAGATCTCCTTCTTTTACAGTGGCAATATATTGCCAAGTATATCCATCAGTTGAACGAAACGAAGAAGTCAACACACCATTTGGTTTAATAGTGGAGGCGACTCCACCGCTGTTGCCCAAGCACTTATAGATGTTGTTCTCGTCTGTAACCACATAGAAAATCTTTGGGTTGGTATCGTCAAACAGGGCATCAGTGTCGCTGTACTGATCGTACTTTGTACCACCACCCCACTCGTATCGAGGCAAGGCAAAAATAATGTTCTGTGGGTTGAGTTTCTTGTAGCCAATAATGTCATTCATTACCTGATACTCAGATCCCACGCTGTCAACATAGGCAGTTGGATTTGGTTCAGTACTCCAAGCAGTACTCTTACTAATAAAAAAGAAGTACTGATTATCGTTGCGTTCCAAATCCGCCAAAAAACTTTCGGCGTATGAGCGTTGAATGGATGCCTTTAGGTAACTAGCCATTGATTTTCCCCTTATAGACCGACACTATCGTATGTATCCTCTGATAGAACATTTCCCTTAGACTTATATGTACCATCTGGAAACAAGGAGAAATCTTCCAACACTATATTGCCAAAAGAAAGATCCTGCCACAGTCCTGGTATACCCTTGGTGTTTGGGTGGTGCTCAATATTCCAGTAAGTTAAACCACGAGCATACGCACTTGGATGGGATGCAGCATAGGTATCAGGAAGTTTGGTGTCCATACTGTACTTGCGAGACAGATAGCCGTACACCTCTTGGCGTTCAGTTTCAGATAGTTTACGATCAAACACCAGCACCTCTGAGATAACACCCGTGAAAGAATACGAAGTGGTATTTTGAAGAATAGAGGCTATCCATGCCGCTGATCCTATCGTGCCGCTACCAGTTGCGCCAGCACTAATATTCGAACCAATTCTGCCAACAACAATATCCGCACTATTGTATTGATCGGGTGCAGCAGCGTAACCGTTCTCTAGTTGTGGAAGAAATACATCTCCATCAGGCATGGCAGTGTCCTTTCGTTATACTCCGAATCTGTTGCGAGTGGAGTTGAAATTTTGCTGTATTTCTGCTTTTGTTAAGGCGCGATCATACACACGAACCATTGCAATACTACTATTAAACTCGTAGTCTGTACCCATATAGGTGTAGTGATCTGTTGGGTAGTTTGCACGATTACCAATGTTTACTGTTGATAGCGAATACCTTTCATTTCCAGCATATGTTCCTGCGGTTACACCTGTTGCGTTTGCATAGATTTCATACCGTGTATTATTTACTGTTGCGTTATAAGTAGACACAAAAACCAAGTGTATTGGTTTGCCAATAAAGGTTCCCCAACTAGACGGAACATTCCATGTGGTAAGTGTTTGCAGACCCGAAGTAGTTGGAGAAGTATTCTGCGACCACCGCACTTGAGTACTTCCAACAATACCAAAATATGGAAGACCACCAGCACCACAGAACATAGCGACATCACCACTACTTGGTTGGGGTGTTATCCACACCTCCCATGTCTTGTTTCCAATATTACCAATATTAGAAAATACAGCACCCGATGTAATAATCGCGTGCGACTTGCCGTTGAACGCTAACTGACCACCGTTTACAGAACTGTATTGTGGTTTTCCTATAACCGAACTAATAGAACCAGTTGGACTCAAATCGTATACAGTATTTTGAGTATTGTTCAGCAACTCCTCGATGCTTGGTTCAGTGCCGTCTATCAAGTCAATACGAGGACGCAGGAATTGCACTTCTGTTCCTGGAGTACTACTGCCGTATAGGAATACTCGCATAGCAAGTTGTCCCAAAGTTCCGTCAAAAATATAATCTACACTCGTAGAGCCAGAGGATGTGGCGTAAGGAGTACTACCACCAGAAACGGTGTAGTATCCACTTGCTGCATCATTAGCACCAATTGCAGTTCCTAATGGATGCACATGACCAACCACAAGAACCCAAGTATTTTGTTTACCTGTGTAGGCATTACTGCTTGGTCCGTCTGCTGCGAAATACGGATTTGTATTTACTACTCCTGTTGATTTGGTTTTCAATCCAGTTGATCTTGGACCAAAGTACACATCACCGCTACCAAGAACTTTTCGATTTACCCAAACAGAAAAACGATACTTTTTAGTCATATCAACAGCAATAGATGTGGTATCGAACCCTCCATTGGAGTTATATAACGCAGTAGTAGCGTTGGAGGAATGATTTTTTCCCCTCCATCCTAGTTCAACATTTCCCCAAGGATTAGTTAACCGTTCCACTGAATTGGCGTTTGCTGTTCCCAATTTATTCCACGGAAACGGGTAACTAGAATTGGTTCGTGTGGCGGTGCCAGCAATATCACTCACCGTGCCATACGGAAGAAGTTGTACGCGACCAATTCGATATTTTACACCTGGTACTAAATTAGTCAAACCAACCAGTGTGGCTGTTGAACTAGTGCCAGTAGGTTCAGTTTTTGTGAGAGTAACTTTATACCATCCACCCCCAATATCATCAAATCCTGTTGCTGCTGCTGCATAGGGGTTACTGCTTGCTGTGTAGATATACACACCAGGACGAGTTATAAATCCACCATCATCCCTACGAATAGTGGCAGTGAATGTCCACGCATTGGCTGTTAGTAAATTCTCCCATGCTAAAGGAGTACCAGGATAATTAAGATATAGATTTCCACTTGTACCAGTTGTTGCTTCAAAAACTTCATCAGTATCAAGTCCCGCACCAGATTGTGTAACAAGCACTACTGAATCGGGGGGAGAACCATCTCGTCCCCACATTGATGCCGTGAGCGGAGCAAGCACATTGATTGGAGTTGGAGTCATCTGATACTCACGAAGAATATCAGTACTGATTCCGTCTTTGTAAGAACCAATAGACGCAGTTTGTCCCGCGTCAAAAGCGTAAATAAGGTTTTTAGAAACAAGCCACTCGTTTCCTGATGGTGGACTAATGGAAGCAATCTGTCTGCCTGTTACTCTAGACTTATTCAACCCCTCATCACCATTCAAGAACACCTCAATCTTGTTTGAAGAGTCTCGAACGGCTTCTCCAATACAAACTCCCAAACACGCCCCCGAAACATGGGGATCGTAAACAATAGAATTCTGTCCAGCAGCAGTATTGTCTCCACAAGGACGGAATCCAAAAGCACCAGCAGGAGGAAGTGATGCACCAGGATACATGAGTTTTCCGTTTGGAAGAATCGTATAGTAACTACTGTTCTGCTGCGATAGAGTTCTGTCCTGCTGATTATACGAACGACTGAACAGCACAGAGTCAAATCGCAAAGATGGAGTTGCAGACAAGTCACAATTTGTATTACGAGAAGCAAGCAGTCCGTATCCGTAACTCAACCCATCAATAGTTGATTTATACACAACAAATATATCTGCGTCATCAGTAACGGTTAGAGGTTTGGTAAGGTACATATGCTGACCAGTAAGAACTGCCGCAGCACTGCTGCCTGGTCCTGTGGTGTATCCAAGACCAACCACCGAACCAAAAGTTACTCCTGCGTAAGTTGAAGCAGGAGAAAACACTAGTCCTCCGTTAAACGAAACTCCCGTAACTCCACCGTACCCTGCTGTTTGCAGAGTGGGGCGAAGTTTGTCTAGCGTTACTCCTGCGTAATTTCGTACATCAATACCAGCGGATGCTTGGAATGTGGGATTTACGGGAGTTCCTTTATACGAGAGTTCAGTAATGGTTACAGAGTGACCTGTTCTACTAGCATCGTAGACCGCATCAAGAAAGAATGTGGAGTCTGCATAAAAACTCAGTCCGTATCCCTTATAATACCTATTTTTTTCAACACCATTTCTTCTCCAAACCATATACGGCTCAACATATTCCACTTCAAACACTGAGTTGTCGTATGCGGTTAAGTTTGCTCCCGCCGCTTCTTGTGTGTTCCTAAGAACATTCCCTGCGGAGTCGTATTGGATATAGAGAATTCTTCTTGCATCAGAACTATTGGCGGAACTATGTGGTCCGTAAGAGTACACCCAACTTCCAGAACCATATCCACCAGATACTGCACCAGAACTAGTATTCAATCCAACCATGCACAATCTGCCTTGTTGGAATCCACCGCAAAGACCGTTAAGCACAAACGCAATTTTTGTTACAGGATTAGTATTGTCATATACTTGTCTACTCCAACCAGTAGTTGTATTTGCCGTGTGTGTAATATGTGCAATCCCGTTCCACTTGCTCCATGTTGGGGGGACAGCGTGATTGCCACTTGGTGACGCATCACGCCAAACATCCATGCTTGCGCCGTTAACCACCGATCCACACACACCAATATTTTCAGGCTTG